AGCGCCCACGCAGATTACGCGACCGGTTCTGAGTACGCCGTCAGAATCGAGGGAACTACGGTAGGTGGCGCTACGATCAACGCCTGGATTGGTGCGTTCTCGATTGAACGCGCTGGCGGAGTACTTGCCTTAATCAAGGCCGGGAACCTAAGTGCAAACGTGGTTCAGCTTGGTGGTGTTACCCAATCACTAACAGACCTCAAAGACTTTGCCGATGCTGGCTACGATCCAGCAACCAATAAGGTGCAGGGTGTTGTGTTGACAGACACGCTGACAACCTACACTGGCAACACATTGCAAACCGGCGACGTAACGACCGCCATCAATGATCTTGCAAATGGCACGGACGGTCTGGGCGCACTTAAAGCCCTTATCGATACCGTCAATACCGACCTGTCAAACGGCACCGATGGATTGGGTGCGTTGAAAGCTCTCATCGATGCTCTTAACGACATAGCAGCGGCGGATATTTGGGCCGTTGATGCGACCACTCAGCAGACTCAGGGCACATTCGGTCAAGCTATTGGCGATCCGGTGGCCGACACAACAACCATTTACCAATCGGTTGCGACAGACGCGGCGGGCGATAACGTCTCGGTTGATGTGGTCGCCGTGAAAGCGGAGACAGCTTTAATCGTAGCCGATACGAATGAACTACAAACAGACGATGTGCCAACGCTGATAGCAGCGGTTCAGTCGGATACTGATGACCTGCAAACACAAGTGGGCACGGCGGGCGCAGGATTAACGGCCATCAACCTGCCCAACCAGACAATGGACATCACCGGCAGCTTGTCGGGCAGCGTTGGCTCTGTCACGGGTTCGGTTGGCTCTAATCTTGAGTTAGGCCCGGCAGAGGTTAATGCAGAAGTCCTGGATGTGATGAATGTCGATACTTTTGCAGAACCCGGACAAGGCACGCCGGGCGCGACAATTTCCGTTTTTGCCAAAATCAACTATCTGTACAAGGCATGGCGCAACAAGAGCCTGCAGAACGCCACCACTTACGAACTGTATAACGATGACGCAGCCACGGTTGACCAAAAGGCGACAGTGAGTGATGACGGCACTGATGCCATCAAGGGCGAAGTGGCGACGGGTCCGTAATGGCGATTGATAGCGAACCCAAACGCTGGTCGATGTTGGCATTGGCGAATGGCCCTGTCAGGACTCATGTATTCAACCCCGATACGTCTGGGCTGGTGAGTGTCGAGAAGATAACGGTATTGCAGCAATATGGCGGTATAGCTTGGGACAATCCATCACCAGCAACAACTCAATGGAAACCGAGATTACTTCTTGGAGTAGGAACCTGAAATGGCAGACGATGTTGTATTAAATAGTGGTTCCGGGGGTGAAACCCTGGCAACTGATCAGGCTGCCGGTGGTGAGCACTATCAGCAGATAAAGATTGTCGACGGCACCGCAGATGCCACCACGCCAATTATTGCCGGCGGAGGTGTCGAGGCATCGGCGTTACTGGTCACGCTCGCCAATGACAGTACTGGACTGCTTAGTGTTGATGACAACGGTGGATCGTTGACGATTGATGGCACGGTCACAGCGAATTTGTCAGCAACCGACAACGCTGTCCTGGATACTATTGATGCGGTACTGGATTTGATCAACGCCAAGCTCGTCACTGGTACGGTCATTGGTGATGTGAATCTTGGCGCCACTGATAATGCGGTCCTGGACGATATCGCCGCACAGGTGACGACTGTCGCTGGTGCTGTATCGACAGAGATGCAAGTGGATGTTGTGGCCTCGCTCCCAGCAGGCACCAACGGCATTGGCAAGCTGACGGCAAATTCCGGCGTCGATATTGGTGATGTGGATGTCACCAGCATTTCGGCCGGCACCAACCTGGTAGGTGATGTCGGGATATCGGGTGCTAGGACATCAGGTGGCACAACCCTGTACAAGAATATCGACGTCGATGAATCCGAAGACCAGGTGAAGGGCAGTGCAGGACAGGTTTACTGGATCCATGCCATGAACCTGACTGCTGCGGTGCTGTATCTGAAGATCTACAACGCTACCGCGGCGAGTGTGACCGTGGGTACTACCGTCCCTGATCTGACCTTTCCACTGGCAACCAGTGGCGATACTAATGGTGCTGGTTTTTCTCTGGTGGTGCCGAATGGAATCGCTTTCGGTACGGCAATCTCGATCGCTGCGACCACGGGGATAGCGGATAACGACTCAGGTGCTCCCGGGGCGAACGCGGTGGTTGTGAATCTCGGTTATGCCTGATGGCAGCACTAGGCTGGTTACAGAATCTTGACTTTGCAGCGGGCCCGGCTGCCGCAGTAGTTGTTGAGGAGGTCGAGGAAAGCCCGTCAGGTGGTTGGGCCGCCCTAAACTATTACTCGTCATATCTGCAGAGAAAGCGCGAACGTGAAAAGGAGCGCAAGCGCATAGCCGCGGAGCTCGCCGCCCTTGAAGGTGTGGATCGGCAGATTGCCAGGATCATGCACAAAGACCTCGAGTACGAGGCCCGTGATGCAGAGATCAGCGAACTCGAGGGACTGGTCAGCAGTCTCGACGTCAATGCCGAACAAGCCAGGTTACGGGCAGAAACCACCGATAAGCTTGCCAGTGCCTTTACTCGTGCCTATATGCAGTCGAGTTTCTCAGCACTGGAATCGTTTGAGCGACAGATGGAGCAACACCTTGAAGAGGAGGAGTTTCTGTTGTTGGCAATATTGTTACTGGAATGATTATCAGCGTACCGCATTCAGGCACAAGGTCATTGCGCGACCATCTGCAGTTTAATGGTTACTGGCACTTTGGGCAGAACGATGCCGATATCAGGATTTTCACCGGGCATGCAGATATCCCAATTCGTAACCCGATCGATATTGCCCGTAGCTGGGATGCCAGGTATCTGGACGAGGAGGGCAAAGGCCCGCAAGGTATGTTGATCAAGTTCGATATGATGTTCGAGTTTATTGACAAGCACCACGACTACAGGCTCTGGAAGATCGAGGATTTGCCCGTCAACATAGGCAAAGGCCCGGATAAGTTTCCAGGTGAAACGCCCAGAATCACGGCAATGCGTGATTGGTTGACAGGTGATAGAATGGCATTCTATGAACCGTTTTACGGGATTCTGTGATGGCAGATCAGGTTGAGATATTACTACCCAAAACGCGCCACAATGAAGGTACGAACTTCACTGCAACTGCCTATTTCCGTGACCGGGCCACAAAAGCGTCAAGTACCCCGACGACAGTTCATTACCGAGTAGATGACCTCAACGGCAATACCAATATCACGCCCTGGACCTCAGTCTCTGCAGCAGCAAGCGTATCGATATCGATTACTCCGACCATGAATGCGATCCAGGGACAGTCAAACCGCATCGAGCGCAAGCAACTGATGGTCAAAGCAGATGATGGTCTCAGTACACAAGCAATCGGCAGTGTCATCTGGCAAGTCAAAAACCTTTATGGGATAGGAACATAGGAACCATCATGAAAAACAAAATCGTAAGCATTGAAATTCAGCTAACTGACTACGAACCCATCAAATTCAAGATGAATGAGGCCAGGGAGCTCTACGAGCAACTGCACGAGTTATTCGGCGACAAGGAGCAGCACAACCACTATCACGGTTCTCCGTGGTACCAGCGGCCTTATTACACTTGGTGCAACGCAACCAATGCTGTTTCCACTACAAATAACACTGTGTCTACTATCCCGACGTCGGGGACCATTACTTGTGCAGCTGATCTGGCTGGCAAGTCAGTGCAGTCTAGTCAGACTGACATGAAGGTCTCGTACCTTTCACAGTGAAATCAAATGAGTAGGACTCGTATCAAGTGAAAAGCGGAGCTCAACCAGGCAACAACAATGCAGGCAAGAATAAAGCCTGGCGTGAAGCTTTGGACAAGGAACTAAAGCAGTACGTCAACAAGGATGCCAGCATTGAACGGGGTCAGGCCTTACGTCGAATTGCCAGGGGCGTTGTTGAGGCAGCACTGGACGGTAACAAGGATGCTTACCAGGAAATAGCCAACAGGCTCGATGGCAAGCCCGCTCAGTCGGTTACGGTTGCTGGTGATGCGGATAATCCACTGCGCACCATATCCAGAATTGAGCGCCACATCATCCATGACGACCCTGCAGATCAAAACAGCTAAGGTCTTCGAGCCACTATTGGCACCAGCCAGATACAAGGGTGCTTATGGTGGTCGCGGTAGTGGCAAGAGTCATTTCTTTGCCGAGAAGATAATTGAGGACTCCATTGCAGAACCCGGTGAATCCGGTGAGGGTATGCGCTCGGTGTGTATTCGTGAAGTGCAGAAGGATCTTGCCCAGTCCGCAAAACTACTGCTGGAGATGAAGTTACGAGCGTTTAATGTTGGTGAGGCCGATGGGTTCAAGGTCTTTCGTGATGTCATAGCAACGCCAGGTGATGGCATTATTATTTTCAAAGGCATGAATGATTATACTGCTGATTCCATCAAGTCACTCGAGGGGTTCAAGCGTGGTTGGTGGGAGGAAGCACATACAGCAACGGCACACTCTTTGACGCTATACAGGCCAACACTTCGCGCTGATGGTGCCGAACGCTGGTTTAGCTGGAACCCACGCCGTAAGACTGATCCGGTCGATTATCTGTTCCGAGGTCCAGAGCGGCCGAGTCAGTCGATGTCAGTACGGGCTAATTGGCGGGATAATCCATTTTTCACCACTGAGCTCGAGCAAGAGCGCCAAGACTTTATGCGTATGAGTCCAGACCAGTATGGTCATGTCTGGGACGGTGATTATGTGACAGTCATCGAGGGCGCTTACTACGCTGCGGCACTACTCCGGGCCAGGAATGATCGTCGTATTGGTAAGGTAGCGCCGGATCCGTTGATGACCACCAGGTTATTTTTCGATATTGGTGGCACTGGGGCAAAAGCAGATGCTGTGTCTATCTGGGCAGCGCAGTTCATTGGCAAGGAGATTCGCTGCATTAATTACTATGAGGCAGTTGGGCAACCACTTGCCACGCATTTAGCTTGGATGCGTGAAGAGGGTTATACGCCAAAGCATTCACAAGTTTGGTTGCCGCATGATGGCACCACCAACGACAAGGTATATGATGTTTCGTATGAGTCTGCTATCCGAGATGCTGGCTATGATGTTACGGTTGTGCCGAACCAGGGCAAGGGTGCTGCCAAGGCGAGGGTCGAAGCAGGCCGGCGCTATTTCCCGTCGATATGGTTTAATGAGGATACAGTCTCTGGTGGCCTGGATGCCTTAGGCTGGTATCATGAGAAGCGTGATGATACCAGGGACATTGGTTTGGGGCCGGAACATGACTGGTCATCGCATGCAGCAGACGCTTTTGGTCTGATGTGTGTGGCGGCAGAACAGATTCAAAACGAGTCAAGCAAGCATATTGAAGACCCATACAGAGGATTCGAAAGTGGATATGCGGCGTAAAGCAAGCCAAGACCTGATGAAGGATATCCGTGGTCGTTACACGATCATGTTTGACGCCGACCACGAGAACAGACTCGAGGCTATGCAGGACATGAAGTTCGTCAATGTCCCTGGCTGGCAGTGGGAAGACAACATGAAACAGGAACGTGGCTTGCGGCCCTGTTACGAGTTCAACAAGATTCGCCCTGCCGGCAAGCGCATCATCAACGAGATGCGCGCCAACAGACCGCAGGGCAAGGTCAGGGCAGTCGAAGGTGGTGACAAGGATACTGCCGAGATCAATGAAGGCCTGGTACGCAATCTGTGGAATGTCAGTGACGGTGATACGGTGATCGACTATGCGGCCGAGTACCAGGTGAATGCCGGATTCGGTGCCTGGCGCGTTGATACCGAATATGCCGATGACACCATGTTCGACCAGGACATCACCATTCGCTCGATCGAGAACCCGTTCTGTCTGTTCTGGGATCCGGCTGCCAAGGATTCGATGAAGCGTGATGCCGAGGACTGGATTCTAACCACCAAGATCAGCATCAAGGCCTTCGAAGCGAAATACGGCAAGAAAGCACAGAAGTCCAATTTCGAAGACTCACTCGAGTTCGATGACGATGAGGACTGGCAGGACGATGAGACTGTCCGCATTGCTGAGTACTGGTGGAAAGAGCCACACAAGAAAGAACTGTGGAAGGTCGAG